AGCAAGAGATTACGAGTTGGAGGATGGACAACAATTAATAAGAGAATAAATATATAAGTATATTTTTAATTTAATGCAATTCATAATCATTTTTATCTAAATCATACTATTCTGTAAAATAGATATTGAAATCAAATCCTACATTTTGAAATATTTTTTATTCTATTTTATAATTATTTATTTTTCTTTAATTTTTATAAAGACTTTAATATGTATCGAAATTATATTTGTACTAAATTAGTATTTTACTTTGTTGTAATAGTTATTATATTTCTAATTTTTTAAGAATAATATTCTTAAAAATTTAATTTAATTTATTTAGTAACATTTCATAATATACGCAAGAACGTAATATGGTGGAATATTATTATGTGTTTCACTTCCACCTGTATTATTAATTGTAATACCAGTTGTACTTGAACCTGTTGTTTGATTTACATTATCATTGTCTGCTACATCATCAGTTGTTAAAGAAACGGCTGGATGTACAACATTTGGTTGATTAAAATACGAATGTGTATGTCCAGGATCTGTAATACCATGATTATGTGTTGGCATTTCATTAATTGTTAAAGTATGTAAAACTTCACCACCAATAGTTCCAACTGTTCCTGATAATGTTGTACTTGTACGAGCACCTGTTCCTGTATTAGTATTTCCACCGTTAACAGATGTTCCATTAGCACCAGTTGCATTATTATTATAAGCAAGAACAAAACGACCTCGTAAATCAGGAGTTATTGCTCCATTTAAAGAACCACCATCACATAATCTCCAACCTGCTGGAATATCATTTTGATCACCTCCCCACATAACAATAGCACGTTTAGGTAATCCATCGCTCCCAGATGATGATTTAACATACCATTTACCACCATAACTAATTAATGATACTCCTTCAGAAAACCATATGTTTCTAAAAGCGTTATATCCAGGATCATTATATTCAAGAACAATTAAACATATATTAACAGGTGTAACATTATTATTATTTTGTATATTGTTTATAATCATAATTGTTTTTTCAGTTCCATCAGGTATATTAGTATTATTTTCAAGATAAAGTTCTCTTCCATTCCTATAAGCACCATCATTAATTGTTCCATATCTATTAAATTTAACAATAAAAATATCATACGTTACACTTTCTTCATAATTTATTATTGTTTCATGATTATTAATTGTAGTTGCAATATCAGTATTTGGATCCATACCAAAAGACCATCCTTGATAAACATTAATTGATTCACTATTAAATTCTCCACAAAGATAAACATGTCCATCTTTTGTTGCTACAACACTACTATTTGTTTCAGTAGCTGAACCTCCAACTTTACTACACCAATCAAGATAACCATTATTATCAAATTTAGCTAAGTAAACATCATTATTCCCAATACTAGTTAATGATTTACGAGTATTCGGGTATGAACCATTACTTTCAGCGTTATAAATAGTAATTGCACCAGAAGAACCTAAAAATGTACCACATAAATATAAATTATTGGTATTTATTCCTCTGATAAAACGATTATCTACGCAAATATATGGTCTTGTTGATTCACCTGAAATAAAATTATACCATTGAATAATTCCGTTACTATTATATTTAATAATTATTGTATTGTAAAGACTATCTGTTGGAATATCTAAATCATATCTTTGAGAATCATCATTTCTTGTATCATATAAATAGATACTTCCTCCTTGCATTTGGGTTGTTAAATAAAAGTTGCCGTTTCCATCAATAGCAGTTTGAGGCATAACAACTTTACCGTTCACTAAATAAGTATTAGCACTTATTTTAGTTGTCCAAAGACATTTACCATTTTGATCGTATTTTATCATAAAAAGACCTAACTGTCCATTATTTAATTGGATATTCTTAAAAAACTGTAATGTATTACTGACAGAGTCAATGTTATTAACTGTTACTGTGTTATCTTGTACACCCGTAATTATAACACTTCCATCATTATTATCGCATACTATTGATGATTTGTAAGTTGTCTCAATACCACTAACCGCATATGTGTTCCAAATATATTTTCCATCTTTATTAAATTTTACTAAAAACATACCAACAGAACTTGGACCTGAAAAAATATTTGCTACTGATGTATCTGACGAATCAAAAATATCTAATCCAGAATTATCATAGTATCCAGAAATATATAAATTACCATTTTTATCTGCTACAGCATTTGAATCACGACATCCTCCAGTATCTGAAAACCATCCTTTTATACAAACATTATATTGATAAATTCCATCTTTATCATATTTTATAGTAATACTACTCTTATTATTAACACTGATAGTTTTATTTGATGTTCCGTTGTCGCGTACATCGTATATAAAAATATCATAAGTTGTACCACTATTATCTGTTACAAAAGTAATATAACTATTTCCATTTTCATCTGTAAATAAAGTTGGTACGTTATAATTATCAACTGTTGTTTGTATGTGTGTTCTCCATAAGATATTTCCATATTTATCATATTTCACAAAAAATATATCTTTTGAACCTGATTTTTCTAATGAGTATGAACTACCACTTGTTAAAGTGTTAATTGTAACGGGATCACTTGTATATGTGCCTATGACATATAAATTATCATCTTTATCAGTACTTGTTCTGGCATTTTGTTCATCACCACTGCCATTAATTGAAGATACCCATGAAGAATAAGATAAATTATCATAATCAATTATTGTGGTTTTTGTATTAACGTTTATTACATCTACTTCATTACTTATACTATTTTGTTCTGTTGCTACTTTTGGAATCCATTTACCATTATAACAAACCAAATCTAGTGTATCTACTAAATTAATTGTTTTTCTTATGCTATATCCATAACCAGAACTATTTGGTTCCATTATTTGACAATTAATTGATCCATTATTATCATTATTAGTAATAACAATTGATTTTTCAAAAGCATTTGGTATTTCACTTCTATCTTCAATATAAATATTACGTTGAGTATTATTATTTATTAATCCAAAACGATTGTACTTTATTAAATAACAATCAAAATTATCTGCATCAGGTAATTCAGCGATTGCATCATCATTTGGACTATTTGTTGATACATCAAAAATATATAATGTGTCTTCGTAATATGTACCACTTATATAAACATTGCCATCATTATCTGCCTTAATATCACACGGAAATGAACCACCTAATTCATCATATGAATAAGATGTACATGTTGTTGCCCAATTAAAATTACCGTCGCTGTCGTATTTTGCTATTATAGCATGTGTTGTTGGATCATTCATCCAAATTTCTTTAGATTGTAATGTGTAAGCAATATTACTGAGAGAATTAGAATTATAAAAATTAAATCCTTTTAAATCATAATCAACAATACCAACAATATGTAAATATATACTAGGCTTATATTGTCCTTTAAAATATTGATTATCGCAACATATTGTTGGAAATCCGATGAAACTATTATTTTCAGAAGAATTTATACAATTATTCCATTGATAAATACCATTTGTATTAAATTTTATAATTGAAGTAAATACATCTATTAATTCATTATTATTAAATTGATATACAGGTTGGTCAGTTGATGTTCTTGTATCAAATACATCAAATGTATAAGTTTCGAAATTTGAAAATGTTAAATAAAGATTTCCATCAGCGTCGATGCAATTAGATGTATTCCAAGCACCAATACTATCAGACTGTAAAAATACCTTATTATGCCATAAGTATTTACCATTTTTATCATATTTTATATTCATTACTGAACGTTTATAATCTTCATCAGGTGTAGTAACTGTGTCAACAACATCGGTATTATCAGCATTATATATTTGAACACAAGGGAATTCACCACATGGAGGATTAAAACTTGATGTTAAATATAAGTTTCCATTACTATCTGTATTAATTGAAATTTTTACAAATTTATAATAATCAGGCATAATTGTGAATGTTTCTGCATCTTCTAACGTCTCCATAAATCCTACTAAATGATTTGTGTAAATTAATTTACCAGTATAATCAAATTTTACTATAAAATAAGAATTATTATTTGGACTATCCTCATTTGTAAATGTTTTTATTGCTACTTCATCATTACTTGTATCATAAACAGCAAATGATCCACCATGATAAAAACCACTAATATAAACATTTCCATCTAAATCTCCTGTAACTACTGCTCCACTTGTATAATCCGATGTTTCTTCTTCGATATTAAGTGCTAATACTCGTAAATTCCATTGAAATTCTCCTTTATTATTATATTTTATTAGTAATGTATTTGCAATATCATAATCATAAGATGGTAAAGTTTTCGCTGGATTAGAAACATTATTAACATCATAAATCGTAATACCACTTGATTCATTATCATCATAACTTTGCATAGTAACAAATACCTCTCCTTGTCCATTAACATATATTGATGGATCGCTTTTAGCATAATCACCGCCAATACGTGTTTTCCATTGAACAACACCAACATTATTATATTTTATTATAAATAAGGATTGTTCACCATCTTGATTCAAACTTCCGACTGGAATTATATTATTTGTACAATCATATATATCTAATTCATTGCTTTGATACACACCAGCAACATATGTATTACCATATTTATCAACACCTAATTGTGGTCTTAATTCGTCACTATTTCCACTAATTCGCGTATAATATGTATTTTGTAAATTATTATAATCAACAAAACTTGTTTTTACATTAACATCAATTACATCTTGATCATTTGTATTTTCATATTGATCGGCGATTATCTTAGGTATCCAAATACCATTTTTTGTTATTAATTCAATTGCTTCAGAAATCAATACATTTCTTCGAACTGAATATCCATAATTTTCTTTTTTCAAGATTTGTAAATTTACAATTCCATTATTATCATTATTTGTCAAAATAATTTGTTTACAAAAACTATCAGCCAAATTAGAATTATCTTCTAAATATAATAATCTTGGAGTTTGAACATTTAACAAACCATATCTGTTGTATTTTATAATAAAAATATCATCGTTATAAATCTCTCCATCAGTTGTTGTTAAACTCGCAACTGGCTTATCTTGATTTTGAAAATCAAATATATTCATTGTATAACTATATGTTCCCAACAAATAGACATGACCATCTTTATCGGCAGCTATACTCACTTTATACAAATATTCATTACTTGTTGTTCTTGTTGCCCATGAAAACTTACCATCTTGACTATATGATGCAATAAAAGCATTTGGATTTTCATTAATTGAATCATATTTTAATGTATACGCTTCGTGAGTTAAATCATTAGCATTATAAAAATGTGTATTTCCATAATAGTAAGCACATAAAAATAATATTGAATCTTCGTTTTCATTTATATATCTATTATTTAATGCTAAACAAGGATCATATTTACTATCATACCCATCTACTAAAGTATACCATAAAATTAATCCATCTTTATCGTACTTAACCAAACCTATATTTCTAGAACCATATTTAGCTTCGATAGTATATTTAGCATCTGTTTCACTACTTGTATCATATAAATATGATTCATTATCATAAACTTTAAATGTTAAATAAATATTTCCATTTAAATCAACGACTGTATTCGGTCTAATAACATCATCAACATATGTCGATATCTTAGTTCCCCAAATAAAATCACCATTTTTTGTATACTTAACAAAAAACAAATTATCATAACCATCACTTTGTATATCTGGAATTATAACAGCATCTGGTTTAATTTGAACAGTTAAATTTTCATCATTTATATGTGTATTCAATGGATTAAATAACTTAATATCTGACGCAAAATTACCACTTAATATTACATTTCCTTCGGCATCATTATCAACATAACATTGGGGTGAATAATCTGGATTATATTCCATTTCAATATGATTAAGCCACTTTAATTTTCCATCTTTATCAAATTTAATTGTTACATAATTATAATTTGAATTTGAATGAAAAGTATAAATTGGTTGTTTATATAATATTGTACCATCATGTGTATGATTTACTATAACACAGAAAAAATCATCTGGCATTGGTACGTATTCTTCTGGTGTTTTATCATATATCTTAAGATCTTTAGAATTTAAAGCATGACATAAAAACACATTCCCATCTGTATCACATGAAATTCGCGGATAAACATCAGCATCATCTTCATATACACCATCAACATGAACAGTCCATAAAAATAAACCATTTGTATCATACTTTACGATTACAGCACTATCATCTAGAGAATCAGTAATCTCATAAACAGTTTCAAAATTACTACTTGTATCATATATTTGTACATTATTATCACTTCCATTAGCATTTCCAAAACATACTACTATATTACCTTCTGGGTCACATACTAATGATGGATAAAATTTAGCATAATATCCACCTATATGAGTTGACCATTGATATTCTCCTAAATGATTATATTTCACAATTATTACATCCTCTGAATCACCTTCTTCTGATGTTGGTAAATCAGCAACTGGAACATTATTATTTGTTGAATCAAATATATTTATATAATTACTATCTGATTCAGCAATTACATAAAGATTATTATATTTATCTACACATTTATTATTTTTATAATTATATTCACCTCCTGAACCACCCAATTTTGTATAGAATGTGCGGGTTAATTTAGAATAATCAACAAAACTTGTATTTTTTTCAATATCAATCACATCAAAATCATCTGTATAAGCAGATTGTTCAATATTAACTTGACCCTTAATATTAATAAGTTCACCTTCTTTTGCATCTATTGTTAAAGTTCCATCATTAACTTTAATACTTTTTACAATTAGGTCTCCATCGATCTTAACATCTTTCTTGAACTTACTCTTATCTTTACCATATAAAGAATCTGTAACTAGACTATTGCTAACGAGGCTACTAAATTCGTTTCTTTGCTTCCTCATACCCTTGAAAGAACTATTACCATATGAAAAATCATTCATTATTTTTTTTATTTAAAGAACTATTTTATTTTTTTATTTTTAAACTATTATACACTATTAAAATATCAGTTTGTTTACAATTTTATTAATTTTTTTAAATTGTATTATTATTTTTTAAAATATTTTTATAAAATAAAATGGAAAAAAATACTGAACTTAATCATGAATTTCTAATTGCAACAGATAAAAATGATATGAAAACAGTAGAAATATTATTGGATGAAGGTGTTGATGTTAATTTTCAAAATAAACATGCTCTTACAGCGCTTATGATAGCATCTGCACAAGGTTATGTAGAAATAGTGCAAAAATTATTGGATAAAGGTGCTGATCTTAATATGAAAAGTGAAAATGGTAATACAGCGCTTATGTATACATTAGTAACTGGAAATGTAGAAATAGTACAAAAATTATTGGATAAAGGTGCTGATGTTAATATACAAAATAATGATGGTGATACAGCGCTTATGATAGCTTCTGAAAAAGGTTATGTAGAAATAGTACAAAAATTATTGGATAAAGGTGCTGATGTTAATATGAAAAGTAATAGTGGTTATACAGCGCTTATGATTACATTATTAAGTGGAGGAAATGCAGAAATAATACAAAAATTATTGGATAAAGGTGCTGATGTTAATATGAAAAGTAAAAAAGGTAATACAGCGCTTATAATAGCTTCTGAAAAAGGTTATGAAAAAGGTTATGAAAAAAAATTTGTAGAAATAGTACAAAAATTATTGGATAAAGGTGCTGATGTTAATATGAAAAATAATTTTGGTAATACAGCGCTTATATTGATATCTGCAGGAGGTAATCTAGAAATAGTACAAAAATTATTGGATAAAGGTGCTGATGTTAATATACAAAATAATGATGGTGATACAGCGCTTATATTGATATCTGCAGGAGGTAATCTAAAAATAGTACAAAAATTATTGGATAAAGGTGCTGATGTTAATTTAAAAAATAAAATGGGTAATTCAGCGCTTATAATTGCAACACTAAGATCTAATGTAGAAATAGTAAACAAATTATTGGATAAAGAAGTTGATGTCAATATTACAACTGAAAATGGTATCACACCTCTTATACTTGCCTGTAAAACAGGTAATGTAGAAATAGCACAAAAATTATTAAATAAAGACGCTGATGTTAACATGAAAACTGAAGAAGGTAATACAGCGCTTTATTATTCATATACACTAGGTCATAAAGAGAATGTTGAATTACTTATTGCTTATTATCTTAGTAAGAATATCGATTTTTTTGTCGATTTGGATGTTGATAAAATTAAAAATATTCAAATAAAAAAATTATTCGAATTTGTACTAAGAGCTAAAAATACACCGGTAATGTACATGTTAACATATGAAATAGCACCAAGCGAGGATAAAAAATTTATGTTAGGTATTTATAAAGATTATCCACCTATTATAAATGATAAAACTATAGATCAAATGTTAAATTTAGAGGCATCATTATGTGAAAAAAAATTTAGATTATTATTCAATTGTTTAGATTTTAATAATATTTTATTAGGTACAAAACAAACTATAAAAGAATATATAAATTCTAGAGATAACAAAAATGTAGATAATATAAATAAAATTATTTTAGAATATGAAGAAAAGTACAAAGAAAAAGAAAAAGAAAAAGAAAAATGTCCAGTTTGTTTAGAAAATGTTGACGATTTTGAAAGATATAGATGTATAATATGTAATACTTTTTTACACGTAGAGTGTTATGAACAACTTAAAGAATATGGTAGACATATACCTTGTATAGTTTGTAAAACTGGTAAATACATAAAGTTTAAAATACCTATGATAATTAAAAAAGAGGGCGATCTACCACCACTACCACCAGTTAAAAAAGAAAGCGATTCTGGGCGTCGTAAAAGAAGTTTAAAGCATTTTAGTCATCTCAAAAGAAGTCCTAAACATTCTAAAATAGTAAAAAGAAGTTCTAAACATTCTAAAATAGTAAAAAGAAGTCCTAAACATTCTAAAATAGTAAAAAGAAGTTCTAAACATTCTAAAATAGTAAAAAGAAGTCCTAAACATTCTAAAAAAGTAAAAAGAAGTCCTAAATATTCTAAAAAAGTAAAAAGAAGTTCTAAAAGAAAATAAAAATTTAATTTTAAATTTAATATAATAATAAATGAATATTTTTGACGAAATTAAAAAAGGTAATATTGATTTGTTAAATAAATGGCCTAATATTATAGATGATATAGAGAATAAAACATTACTTATTATCGCTTGTGAATATAACCACACTGAAATAGTTAATAAACTTATAAAAATGGGTGCTGATATAAATATACAAGATAAAGATGGAAATACAGCACTTATTTATAGTTGTATTAAAAATAATCTTGAAATAGTTCAAAAACTATTGGAAATGGGTGCAAATGTAAATACTGCGAGAACAAATGATAAAAGAACAGCGCTTATGTTTGCTTCCACAAAAAATCATATTAATATAGTTCAAAAACTTTTGGAAAATGGTGCTGATGTTGATTTACAAGATATTAATAACTGTTCAGCACTTATGATTGCATCTAGAAATGGTCATTCGCATATAGTTCAACAATTATTAGATAAAAATGCTAATGTTTATTTAAAAGATATTTATGATAATACCGCGCTTATAAATGCATCTGCAAAGGGTCATGTTGATATAGTTCAAAAATTATTAGATAAAGATGCTGATGTTGATTCACAAGATAAAAATAATCAAACATCCCTTTTGCTTGCTTCTACAAAAGGTTATACAGAAATAGTTCAAAAATTATTAGAAAAAAATGCTAATGTTGATTTACAAAATAAAAATAATGGATGTCCGCTTATATATGCTTGTCAAAATGGTCATATAGATATAGTTCAGAAATTATTAGATAAAAATGCTAAAATTGATTTAAAAGATAATTTTGGACAAACACCACTTATGTTTGCATGTGGGAAAGGTTATTATGAAATATTTCAAAAATTAATAGATAAAAATGCCGATTTTAATTTAAGAGATATTGATAATAGAACAGCACTTATGCTTGCTTCTACAAAGGGTCATGTAGAAATACTTAGAGAAATATTAGATAAAGATTCTAGCAGTCTTAATTTACAGGACAAATTTGGACAAACAGCGCTAATATACGCATCGAGAAAAGGTAATTTCGAAATAGTTCAAAATTTATTAAAAAAAAATGCTGATGTTGAATTAAAAGATGAAAATGGTAAAACAGCACTTCTTTTTGCTTGTGAAAATAATAGTATCGAAATTGTTGAAGAATTATTAGCAAAAAATGCAAATATTAATTCACAAGATAACGAAAATGGAACATCTCTTATGATGGCATCTGGTAATAATTATATTAAGATTGTTGATAAACTTTTGGAAAAAGGTGCTAATATTCATTTAAAACATAATAGTGGTGCAACTGCTCTTATATTTGCTTCTATGTTTGGTCATGTTGAAATTATTAAAAAATTATTGTATAAAGGTGCTGGAGACAATAATGGTATGAAAATATGTTTAAATTCGTTATTAAAAGACAAGAACGATAATTTAATACAAATTTTAGATTTATTTTATAATTTTATAATAGAAAATATGGAAATAGATAGTTTGGTTGATGAAAGCGCTACTTATTTTGATATCGATGATATAGAAAGTAAGAATATATCTTCGTGTTTATTAGAAACTACACCTGATAACATTTTAATAAAATTAAATAGACAATATATTTGTGCTAATAAGAATAATATTAATCAGAATAATGGGAATTTAAATAATCATTTATATTATCCTTGTGTAAAAATTAAATCAATTAATCCTAAAAATATATATCAATCATTAAAATTATTAAACATAGCTTGTGTTTCAGAAATAGATGAATATATTTATTATCCAGATATTCAAAATTTTATATTATCTTCTAATAGATATAAATATTTTGTTGGAATAAAAATAGATATTGATATTCTAAGTTTTGTAAGCGAAAATGTATTAAATCATGGTGATGATTTTGTTAGTGCTAGTCATTGTCAGGATGGAATAGGAAGATCGCATTTTTATCGTTTATTACCATTAGAAAATATACCATCTACAATTTCACACAAAAGAAAAAGAGATACTGAGGAAGATGAATCATCTAATAAACGATCTAAAACTAAAGATGGAACGAAAAAAAGACCTAAATCAAATAAAAAATATATAAAACGTTCTAAAAATCATAAAAAAAATTTAATTAAAAGAAGTATTAAAAAACAAAAAAGTCCTAAAAGAAAATCAAAAAAACGACTTATTATTAAAAAAAGCCCAAAAAGAAAATAAAATTTTTAAATTTAATATAATTTAAAAATTATAATTTAAAAACAAATTTTTAAAAATAAAATGTTTAAGTTTATTTTCACTTTATCTTTTCTATTTTTAAATACATTCGCTCAAGATTGTATTTTACAAGTTCCTTCTAATCCGTTAAATTCTGGTCTATTTGAACCATGGTACCTATCATCAAATGATATGACCTGTACACAAACAAATAATAAAGCAAACGCTTTTGTTGAAGCTACTATCCTTGACATCGATACTGGTAAATTTTTTGTTTATTTTCCATTAGTTATTGATGATGGTAAAACACCTACTATTCCTCCTTTAAAAGCTATTTTACCTCTTAATAATATTGTAACTCTTCATTTCGGCACAAACGGAAACTCTTTAACTTTGAAACCAACTCTTGTTGGTACTAAAAACTCATTAATTGATGGTAATTGTATAAATGGCTTACCAAACGGCTCAATTTTCGGACAATTCGCTTATTGTAACGCTAAAAACTTTTTCTCTAAAGTAAATCAATTGATTTTAATTAATATTATCACTGTTCCATCTTTAGGGCTATCTTCTGCGGGTGAAGAGTGTCCTACTACAAGGAGTTATGCTGTCGTTGACCAAGACCAGAGTGATAATGTTTTATCTCAATATATTTTAAGAAATGACATGACTGTTGTACAAGATTATCCACAAAATAGACTGAATGTTTTGAAAATTATTGGTAATGGAAGTGATAATCGTCTTCTTGATGTTTTTATTGATCCAGCTATTAAATGTGTTCCTTTTAAAGCACCAGATTTGTATGATGTCCAAATTATGCGTTCATCACTAGCACTAAATGAAATTCAAGCAAATACATTAGATATAAATTTAATTACAACCGCTCTAGTTCCTGCTATCGATCCAATGGCTCTTGATAATGATGTTCAATCTCTAGAAAAAGTAAATCTTTATAGAATCGGTGTAAATCAACAACCACTATCTTGTTTAAATAAGAATGATGATATTAAATATTGTAATCAATTAGCGATTGTTACTCCACCTTTTCTAAAGAGATATCAAAACGAATTATTAAATTTCGCTTCACCTGATGTTGAAGTAGCTAATAATCTAATGAATTTCTTAGCTGTTAGATTCGTTAATACTTGGGGTATACTAAATTGTCTTAATTTAACTGGTTTACAATCTCCTATATCTGTTACATTCGATCCAATTTCTAATATAGTTATCTCTAATAATCTAATTACAAATGTACAACCAACTCAAGCAACACAACCTCCTACACAAGATACACAACCTCCTACACAAGATACACAAACTCCTACACAAGCAACTCAATCAACACAATCAAATGTTTTAAATTTGTGTGGTACAAGTGCATATAATGTAAATTGTACACAACCTTGTCCAAAAGGTTTAGATACAGATTGTATAACTGAAGGATATAGATGCTTTGCTGTGTTAAGTAATAAATTATTATGTAATTATAATAATTTTTGTGGAACAGCATTTGATAATATTAATTGTCAACAACAATGTCCTAATGGCATTGATATGGATTGTGGACAATATGGTGGAACATTAAATTGTTTTAAAATAATTACTAATACATGTAATCAATTCCTAAACAATACAATATTACCAATTTCGCCAACTGATATTCCAATTGATGATCCTTTGATTAATAATTATCAAGTTGTATCAATTTTTTTTACAATTAAATTATTTTTCTTATTTCTTTTATTTCAAATTTCATATTAAATTTAATTTAATTTAATTTTTATTTTTATTAAATAAAAATGAATAATGGTTACACAATTAAAAATGATGTTATCTATGCATCTAATAGACAAATTACTTTTATAGATATCCCAGATGGTGTTAAAAGTATTGGACGAAATGCTTTTGAAAGCTGCACTTTATTAACTTCAGTAATTATTCCAGAAAGTGTTACACTTATTGAAGATAATGCTTTTTATAATTGCACTTCTTTAACATCAATAACTATTCCTAGTGGTGTTACAAGTATAGGAAATAATGCTTTTTTAAGATGCAGTTTTTTAACTAGAATAACTATTCCAGAAAGTTCTACGCTTACACGAATTGGAGATAGTGCTTTTCATCGTTGCACTGGTTTAACTGATATAATTATTCCAAATAGTGTTACACATATTGGAGATGGTGCTTTTCAACAATGTACTTCTTTAGAAATTATAAATATTCCAAATGGTGTTAAAAGTATTGGAAAAGGTACTTTTACTAATTGCGAATTTTTAAGATCAATAACTATTCCAAAAAATGTTAAAAGTATAAAATATGCTGCTTTTAGTAATTGCCTTTTATTAAATTCAATAACTATCTCAGAAGGAGTTATAAGTTTTGGACCATATGCTTTTAGTATGTGTACTTCTCTAACTGAAATAATTATTCCAAATAGTGTTAAAATTATTGGATTTCAAGCTTTTAGATATTGTGAAAGATTAGAAAAAATAACTATATCTGAAAATGTTACAATTATTGATGATTGTGTTTTTGGAAATTGTTCTGCTTTACAAACAATAATTATTCCACCTAGTGTTACACTTATAGAAGAATATTCTTTTGAAAATTGCACTTCCTTAAAGTCAATAACTATATCAGAAGGTGTTACACGCATTGGACGAGGTGCTTTTGAAAACTGTAGATCTTTAGAGAAAATAACTATTCCAGAAAGTGTTAGACTTATTCAAATGGATGCTTTTAGACATTGCACTACCTTAAAGTCAATAATTATTCCAGATAGTGTTACATCTATTATATACACTGCCTTTGAAAACTGCATTTCTTTAAATTTAATAACTATAAAATCTTCAGATATTAATACTTTCTTTGAATGGTTATATGATTTTGCCGATTTAACAGTTAGAATACCCTCATTAAAAATGTTACAAGTTAATAATAAAGAAGATAAAGTAATAGTAAAGTTTGACAGTGGAAATAGATATCAAAGATTTCAAAAACCATTTAATTTGTCAGAAGGACAAGATAAAAAATTAAAGGAAATTTTAAATATTGAAGTAGAATCACCTTTTACTGATATGGTATTAGCAGCAAATGTTGTTCAAGCTAAAACAAATCGTGACACTTTCTCACCTATGGTGATGTCTTATTTAGATGGTAAAAAGAAATATAATAAAAGTATAAAAAGAAAGAAAAGTATAAAAAAAAGAAAGAAAAGTATAAAAAGAAAGAAAAGTAAAAGCATAAAAAGAAAGAAAAGTATAAAAAGAAAGTAATTTTGCTTTTTTTACAATTAAATTATTTCTTTTTTTTAAAATTTTATATTTTTAATATAAAATTTAAATTACATCTATATTTTAATACCAATTATTTTAAAAAATAACCATTAATATGTTTTGAAGCATAACAAGATAAAGCATAATGTCCTTCTCTACCACACCGAAAACAATTATTATGAATAATTTTGTTTTTATTTTTTAAATTACAATATTTCTCGTGATATTCACATTTTCTTTTTTCAATAAACTCTTTTCCACAATATTCACAACCCCAAACTTCTTGATAGTCTTCATCACTATCTGTTTCCCAATATTCATTTTCATGACAATTTTTTGCAAAATGTCCTATTTTTCCACAAACAAAACATTTATTATTTGTTCCATTACTCATTTGCTTCAATAAATCTATTTGAGATTTGAATAATTTTACAGTAACAAATGAACCACCACGAACATTATTTATTCCATATTTATCCATATAAATTCTTGTATATTTATCTTCATCGTAATCATCACAATTAGCTTTAACTTCTAAAACTTTTAATGGTTTATATATTTTAGTCCATTCTGAACCATTTGAATTAAAATGGTTTTCTAATCTAAATTGTGGATTATTTGTTTTTCCAATATAATATTTTCCTTGTTCTAATTGTAGTATGTATATAAAAATCATGAATTATTATTATATTTTTATATTTATATTAATTTTATAAATATAAAAATTGTACAAAAAATTATAATTTTATAAAACATAACTTTTTTTTATAAAAAATAATTTTTATAAAAAGATTTTCATTTTCTAAAGTTTTTCTTTTCCGCCATAAGAAAGAAAAAGAGAAAGAAAAAGAAAAATTTGTGACTTTTGAAAATCCGGATATATTTTTGTCAACACACACACATCAACTTTTTTTAAATAAAACTGAAATATGCCTTTCACTTTTTTGGTGCAATTTTTTTTTTGAAATCTCCAAGTTTTAAATGAAATTTAAAATGAAACTTGAAAATATTATAAAAATTTATTTTTGGTGCATTTTGGTGCATTTTGGTGCAGATTGGTGCAATATATTTTACAGTTTAAAATTAAACTAAGAGCATTCACAAATTTTGGTGCAAAATGGTGATTCTTGGTGCTGAATGAAAATATATTAATTTTAAGGAAAGTAAAACTTTTTTTTTAAAAAGAAGAAAATAAAATAATTTTCAAAAACATAACTTTTTTTTATAAAAAATAATTTTATAAAAAGATTTTGATTTTTCTAAAAAAAGAAAAAGAAAAGAAAAAGAAAATTTGTGACTTTTGAAAATCCGGATATATTTTTGTCAACACACACACATCAACTATTTTTCAAACAAACTGAAAATATGCCTTGCTCCGTCTAAGAGCAAATGGAGCAATTTTTTATTTTTTTTATAATTTTCAAGTGTAATTTTAAACTATAAAATATATAAAATATTTATTTCTGGAGCATTTTGGAGAATTTTGAAGCAAGACTGAAATCAGTTTACTCCAATACATTTGGAGTAAAATGGAGCATTAAAAATACAGTGTGTATTTAAACTTTATATATATTATTTTACAAATCCATTTTGAAGCGAATTGAAGAAACTATTTAAAGATTTGATTTAATTTATAAAATGAATATTTGTGAATTTTGTAATAATACTTTCAAATATAAAAAAAATTTAGATAAACATCAAAAAAACGCGATATATTGTTTAAAAATACAAAATACAATGAATAATAGAACTTATAATTGTCATGGTTGTAATCAAGAATTTTTGGATCAAATAAAACTTGAACAACATAGAAATACATGTTTATTATTTAAAAATTACGAATTAAAATTATCAGAAGACAACGTATTATATTTTCAGAATGAAGTCAATACTCTAAAACAAATAATAATAGAAAAAGATAAAACAATTAAAATATTACAGGAAACAGTTAATAAAATTAATAAGCCTTCAATTATAAAAACTACAAATAATACAACAATCAATAATAAAATAATGAATATGGGCAATATAAATTTTAATAATATTCAAGATATAATTGAAAATAAATATACATTGAATGATATATTTGAAGGACAGAAAGGTATTGCTAAATTTGCTTTTAATAATATTTTAAAAGATGAAAATGGAAACTTGAATTATATGTGTACTGATTTAAGTCGAAAAACTTTTAAATATAAAAATGAATTAGGAGAATTAGAAAAAGATGTAAATGCGCAAAAACTAACAGATTTATTAACAAATAATGGAATATCAGAAAAAACCACTAAAATGGCTCGAGACTTCTGGACGAATGAAGATGGAACAATAGATAATGAAAAACTATCAAGTACTATATCTAAAGCGAGTGAGATCAATTTTCTAAAAGATGATAATACGATTTTTAAAAATGAATTAGCATCAATAACAAGTGTATAAACATTTTTTTTCTTTAACTTTATCTTTCATTAAATAAAAATTAAATGAAAGCTGATTGTATTTTTGTATCAATCGCATCATATCGTGATGATGTATGTCATGATACATTATTATCACTATATAAAAACGCACAAAAACCTGAAAATATATATGTTGGTATATGTCAACAAAATAAAGAGGGTGATAACGATTGCATAGGTAATATAGATGATAAATATAAACCAAATATTCGCATAATTCGTATACTAAATACAGAAGCAAAAGGTCCAACATATGCTCGATATTTATGTTCAACATTATGGATAGATGAAGAATATTATCTTCAAATCGATTCACATTCAAGTTTTGTAAAAGATTGGGATATAAAATGTATTAATATGATAAAAGAAATTAAATCAAAAGGTTTGTCTCAAAAGCCAGTATTAAGTCATTATCCGCGAGAAATATCAGATCATTCTAATTATAACGAAACTACAGAACGTACAGTTTCGCCAAGAATATGTAAACCATTTTTTAATACAAGAGATATGATATCTTTCATGGGAAGTGAAGTTATTGATTCAAAAGATAAATATTATCTAACTCCATTTGTAGCAGGTGGTATGGTTTTTAGTGAATCATATTTTCTGAATGAGTTACCATATGATCCAAATTTGCCTTATGTATTTGTTGGAGAGGAAATATTACATAGTATAAGATATTATACACATGGTTGGGATATATTTACACCAAAGGAAAATATTGTATTTCATGAATATACTCGCGAAGGTAAGCCGAAAATATGGACAGATAATCCATATTATTCTGATATGGATGCATTTAATAAAATTAGATATCTTCTCAAATTAGATCCAGATAATAGTAAATTAACATCTGAAATGAAAGTTGATTTAGAAAAATATGGTTTAGGAAAAATAAGAACTATACAACAATATTATGATTTAACTGGTATTGATATGAAAAATAGAAGAGTATTAAAGAATTTTTGTAGAAAAGATAACATAGCATCAGAAGAAGATATATTAAAATCAAATGAAAATGGAAACGTCAGTTTAAATAATAATAATTTATTTGAATTTAAAAATATTATTTTATTTATTTTATTTTGTTTTTTAATTTATTTTATTTATTTATTTTATAAGAGAAATAATTATAAAAGAGGGAATAGAAAATAAAATTGATATTGATAACGATGATGAAGATTAATATTAAAATTTTTATAATATATTATAAAAATTTTATTTCATTTTGGAACTTCTTTTTATCTAAAAAATATTTACTTCATTGCATCTACAATTGCATCTATTTTTGCATAAAGTTCTTCTAGACTTCCATCATTATCGATAACGTAATCCCATTCGTCGTCTTTTAGTGATTCTAAATTGATTTCGCTTATGTGACACGACTTTTCGATTGTTATATCACGTACAATCTTAATACAAGTCCATCCATTTGATTTAAGTGCTTTAAATTCATTTAGAAATCTTAAATCATTACAGAAATAATTAGTATTTGGATCATTATCATCACTTTCAGATAGTGCTAAGTTTACAAATATATTTTCATCTTTATTTCTACCCCAATCACCGACGATTTGTAAAAATTCACGGTCTTTTTCAATAGGTAATTTAAATATAGTTTGAACACTATGAAGTGCGTTGTATAAGTATTTTGCGAAAGTAATTTTATTACCTCCATATTTATCTAATAAATAATTAACACATGTATCCTTACCGGATCTCATCTTATACCCAAAAGCTAGTTTCATTTTATAATAATATATATGTCTATAGATTTATTCTTATTTTATTAATTTTATAAATTCGAAATTATAAACTTTTTGTTAAACGGTTTCTCAATAACATTTTTTATTAAATAAAAAGAATAAAATATATATAACAAATAAAAAATATGAGCGAAGAATTTTTAAATAGTGAAACAACAAATAATTTTAATGAATATATTGTTGGAAATAGTTTAAGTAGTGGTAGTTTTGGTAATGTTTATAATTTTACAAATAGTTATGTTATTAAATTTTTAAAAAATTTTAGAGAATACGAAATTATAAAAAAAGAAATTCAAAATTTTAAACACGTAAATGAAATTTTACCCGACATCACAGTAAAGTATATGGGTTTGGTAAAAAGAAAACATGAAAACCAAGAACAGTTTGGAATCGTTATGGAAAAACTGGATGGTAATTTATTTGAGTTATTACAAATGTGTAATGAAGATAATATAGAAAACATTTTCAATGATATTTTATATTTACTTAAGCGTATGTGCTCTACTAATTTAGCACACAATGATTTTACAATATATAATATTGGGTATAAAAGAAACGATGATAATGAAATATGTTTAAAAATGATTGATTTTGACTTTGTAACACGTAATGGATGTTTTCCTTTAATTGAATTATTAACTTTATATAATAATATACCCGGGGGATTAAATACTTCATTTAAAAATAAAATTAAAAATTATATTGAAGAATTGGAAATGGATTTTGATGATTTTGATGATTTAAATAGATATTATAATGAATCTTTGAATAGTGGTGAAAATAGAATGCGTAATGAGAATAATTTAGGTGTTAATAATATAGAATCAGACAAAAACAATTCTTGTAGTTCTTATTTACCCCCCCAAAAAAAAATAAAAAAAGAAGATGAGAAAAAAAGTGAAAAAAAAGTTGTGGGATTTAGTTTTTCTCTAAAAGAACCATCTTCAGGAGTAGTATTATTAGGGGATGGATCTAAAAAAAAAAGAAAATCAAAATCAAAGTCAAAAAAAAATGTAAAAAAAAGTAAAAAGAAAAAATCAAAAAAAAAGTTTTAAACTTTAAATAAATTATTATAAATAAAAATGAGTGAAAGTGAAAGTTTAACATCAAGAAAAATAAAAAAACCTGCAAGATTAAGTTCACCGTCAACAAAAAGATGTGGATTTAAGTGGAAAATAGAAAAACAACCAACTGCTTTTTATTGTAAAATATGTGATTGTAATTTATCAAACAAATATAAACTTGAAAAGCATTATATCTCAGAAAAACATAAACAAAATTTAACTGGATATCCTAAATCTGAACCTGTGTATTCATGTATATGCACTAAAACATTTAAAAAATCTGAAAATTTAAAGAAACATATTGAAAATTTTGCAGATGAATCAAAACATAAAGAAGGTTTAGCATGGGATGTTTCTGAAGAAGCAAAAATTAGTGAATCAGATGATCTAGAAATAACAAAAAAAGATATTGAAGAATTAAAAAATATATTATCAGATGATAATAAAAAAAAATTAGATGAAAAAAAAAAATTTACAAATGATGATTTGGAAAATTTTTTTGATTCGTTATCTGATGAAGAATTTAACAATATTTTTAGTTGTTTAGAGGATGGAAAAAGAAAATCTAGAAAATCTAAAAGAAAAAAAAGTAAAACTAAATCAAAGAAAAGAAAAAGAAAATCAAAAAAAATATAAAAAGAATTAAATTTATAGAACAAAATAATTAAATAAAACTATGGAAGTTGAAATAATAAATGAAGAAGAAAAGAAAGAATTAAATATATATGAAATAACAGTTGGTAAATACAAAGGAAAGCATTTAAAGGAAATGTTAAGAGATCGTAAATATTGTTCATGGTTGCTAGAACAGGCTTGGTTTAAAGAAAGTTATGAATTTTTATATAATAAAGTTAAAGAATATGATCCGAAAGTTTATTTTATAAAAGAAAATGAAGAAAATGAAGAAGATTTTGTAAAAGATTATAAATATTTTAATTTAATAAGACTTGAAGATTTAGAAATAGAATTAACAGAAAATGAAAAGATTTGTTATTCATTCTATCTTAAAACTTTGGATGATTTACAAAATAAAATAGAAGTAAGGAAAACTCGTAAAGATAGTAATATATATGATATAACGGCTCCATCTAAATGGTTACAGACGTTTGAGAAGGAAAGTTTGATATCGCGAGAAGATTTTAAAGAATTTATTAATGCTTATGAATTGCCGAATATTACAACTATTGTAGAAGAAATAAAAAAATATGGTGGAATTGAATATAAAGGCGCACAATCATATAAAATTGCGAAAAAACGTTCATCAGAACAAGAAATATATTGGGGAGATATTTTGAAAGAGAAATATAAAGATGAATTAGGGACGCAGTTTGTATATGGAGAATGTATATTTGATTTTATACATATACCAACCAATAAGATTTTTGAGTGTAAATTGAATTTTAAAGATTTTGATGAAAAACAGTTTAATAAATATCAATTGACATTAGATAAATATAATATAGTGTATTTGATTGGAAAAGATTGTATAATTGATACTGATATGGAAACAATATACACTACAAATATGAAAGAACATTTGTTATATCAGTGTAATATACCTCTTCTTAAGAATATATCGAAATTTGATGAGATAATTTTTGATTATGATATATATGAAGTAGATAATATAAAGGATGTGATATAAAATTAATTTTTAATATAAAAATATTAAAAAATATAAAAGAAATGGAAAAGTGTAAACGAAAGTGGATCAGTTTAGATGAAAAATTAATGAATGAATATGAAACTACTCCGAGAAAATGTAAAATATGCTGTAGAATTAATTATCCACAGTTTGTTCATGCTAAAGATGGTGATTCTGGAGAATATACATGTTATATATGTAAAAGAGATGGATCGTTAAAGATTTTTTGTTATCATTGTAAAAAATTATATAATTAAAAGTTTAGTTAAAAAAAATAAAATTGAATAAAAAATATAATCGAAATAGAAAAATTTAGATATACAAATTACATGGTTAATAATGAAGAATTACGAGATATTGACGAGATTACTTTTGGGGTTTATTCTGCCGAAGAGATAAAGAAGTTTGCGGTATGTAAGGTAGACAACCCGAAATTATGTAATAATGATAAGAATGGATCATATGGAACAGTATATGATCCAAGAATGGGGACTATTGAGAATGGTAAATTATGCGGTACATGCGGTTTAGGAGTTTGGGAGTGTAGCGGCCATTTCGGTTATATTGGTTTAAATGAGCCCATAGTTCATCCATTATATTATAAACAGGTAGTCAATTTCTTGAGATGTTTCTGTACGAAATGCTATAAATTGCTAATAACGGAGGAACAGATCGTTTTGAATAATTTAAATCGTTCAAAAGGAGTCAAGAGATTTAATAAGATATTAGAAAGATTAGAAAAAGTAGATATGTGTACTCAGTGTTCACACCCGCAACCAGCGATTAAACATGTGACGTCAGATAATACCATATCAATGGTATATAAAGATAAAGATAAGAAAAAGGTGAGTATAATATTACAAGTAGACGAGATAAAGAAGATATTTGATAATATAAGTATAAAAGATGTAGAATTACTTGGATTTAATCCGGGATTATTACATCCAAGTAATCTAGTGTTGACTGTGTTTCCTGTAATCCCGACTTGTTTTGTCGCGGATACTTATGTCTTAACGGATAATGGATATAAATACATTCAAGATGTAGATGAACGTGATATGCTTTATACTCATAAAGGTAATTTTAAGAAAATAAATGATTTTCAGGTTAAAGAATACAGAGGGGAACTTATTAATATTAAAACAGCGTATCACGCGCATACAATTAAATGTACACCAGAGCATCCTTTTTATGTGAAAGAAGTTGATAATGATGGAATTCGAATAACGAATGTTGGAGAACCTGAATGGGTTAATGCGTCAGAATTAACTTCTAGACATTTTATTGGAATGAAACGAAATACTTATAAGATTAGATTAGAAGAAAAACTAAACAATATAGATGTATGGTTTTTAATTGGTTATTTCGTAAATAATGGATACAATGTGCCTTGTTTAGATGATACATTTTTCTTATATATTGAAGAAACCAATAAAAGATTATTGGGTAATATATTGAAACGATTAAATATCCCGTATAAACAAACAAATGGAACAGGATATGAATGTGTTGATTATAAATTAACTAATATTATAAAAGAATTTAAAGAAACAATCCCAAATTGGGTGTTAGATATACCAAATGAATATATATTAGCGTTTTTAGAAGGATATAATAATAGTATGACGCTTTATTTTAATACTGCTTCTAATGAGACATGTGCATTAATTATACAATTGTTATATTTAAAAATAGGTAAAGTGGTAAAATTGAGTTTATGTAAAGGGTGTAAAGATACTGAAAGGTTTTATGAAATACATGATGAAGAATATTCGAAAGATTTAAATTATTTGATAGAAGATGAGTATATTTGGTATAAAGTAAGTAAAGAAACAACAATTGTAGAGAATATAAAAGTTTACAATTTTGAGGTAGATGAAGATAATTCATATTGTGTTGAAAATCTAATCAGTCATAATTGTTGCCGACCTTATGTGATAAGTGATTCAAATATGTGTGATGATGATCTAACTATTCAATTAGTAGAAATAATCAAGGCAAATAATCATTTAGAACAGGTAGACGGAATACCGATTTCAGATACAAAAAAACAGAAATATTTACAGAGTTTAAAATTTAGAATATCAACATTCTATAATAACTCGAGTGGAAAAGCTAAACATTCAACCAATGGTCGTAGTATAAAAGGTATAAAAGAAAGATTGACTGGGAAAGAAGGGTTAATAAGAACAAATTTAATGGGTAATCTTTAGCTCAAGTATCACCAAAAATGATGCTAGTTCAATAAAATTTGGGCAACATATTCAAATTGCGGGAATATCTTGTGATATCTTTATTACTAATTGATAGTAGAAATATTATTAATATTCAAAGTTAACTACTCTGAAAGTAAAAAAATAAAGAATAGAGATAATCCGCATCCAAGTTTCTTATCCAGAAATGGAAAGAAAAAGGTTCAACGACTAAATGGATATGGGCTACTTTATGTGGCTTAAGATATAGTCTACTCCCATCTGAAAAGATGAAATGTAATGATTTAAGATTTAAATATCTTAATAAACATGGTATAAAGGAAAAGGTGTTTTATTGAGGGAACAAAAATTCTAACATGGGATTTTAAAATAAAAACAATTGAAAATATAAAAATAGGTGATATTGTGATTGGTGATGATGGACATCAACGTAAAGTTTTAAACATAACTGATGGTGAAGATGAAATGTATAAAATTATACAAAATAAAGGTGACGAATATATTGTAAATGGTGAACATATATTATGTCTAAAATTTACAAATACAAAAGAAATTAAATGGACTGAAAGTAAAGGATATTTTTTACAATGGTTTAATAAAAATAAAATGAAAATTGAGACAAAAAAAATGAAACCTTTAAAATCAAGAACAAAGGAACAATGTTTAATAGAAATGATAAAATTTCGTAATGAACTTAATGAAGTTAATAAAGTTAATGAAGATACAATAGATATCTCTGTTAAAGATTATTTAAAATTATCTCCTAATATAAAAAAATTATTATTTGGATATAAACTTAATAAAAGTATTAATTGGGAATATAAAAAAGTTTTTATTGATCCTTATATTTTAGGTATGTGGTTAGGTGATGGTTTTTCGAATGGTTCTGGTTTTACATCTGCTGATCATGAATTGGTAAAATATTGGAATGAATGGTGTGACAAAAATGAACTATGTGTATCTAAACATAATGATGGAACAAACATACATTTTGGTGTAATAAAAAAATATAATACATCAGTTACATTTAAAAAAATTCTAAATAAATATAATTTAGTGAATAATAAACATGTTCCGTTGGATTATATAATTAATAATACAGATACTCGTTTGAAATTATTAGCAGGTTTTATTGATACAGATGGTTCTGTTGAACAAGATGGTAAAATTATAAGAATCAGTCAATCTTTTGAACATGAACCAATTTTAAATTCAATTAAATTAATTGCAGCTTCTTTAGGGTTTCAAACATCAATGAAAGTTAAAAAAACATCATGGATATATAAAGATATAAAAAAAACAGGTTCTGCTTTGATTCTTACAATATCTGGTCATGGTATAGAAAATATACCAATGATTTTAGAAAGAAAAAAATGTAAACATCCGAAAAATGAAATTGTTACTAGATCAAATATAAAAATCATACCTTATAAAAAATCAAAATTTTATGGGTTTGAGGTAAATGGAAATAAAAAATTTATATTATCAGATTTTACTGTAGTCCACAATTGTGAAATGACGGCTCGTACCGTGATCGGTCCAGACCCGACGTTAAAAATGGGTCAATTAGCAGTTCCTCCGCAGATAGCGAAGAATTTGACGATACCGGTTCCGGTAACGCGATTTAATTATGATTTTCTAACAAATTTGGTAAATGAAGGGAAAGTTAATTATGTATTGAAAGATAATGGTCAGACACGTATAAATTTAGAAAATGCGTTGTTTTTTAAAGGAACACGGTTAAATCACGGTGATATTATAGTAAGAAAAGACAAAGAAACTGGAAAAGATGTTGAAATTTTAGTTACTAATGGCAAAGATTTGATACAAAAAGGTGATAGATTGAAAAGAAATGGTGAATGGGTCACCGATCTAAAATATCCAGAAAAACGGTCATATAAACTGAACGTAGGTGATATTTGCGAGAGAGCACTTTATGACGGTTGTATCATCCTTCTTAATCGTCAACCAACTCAAAATAGGGTTGAAAAAGATAAAAATAAAAGATTTATCTAGTCAGCAAGTTTTACTTGTTTTGGCAAGATTCCTCAATTGCGGGGACATCCTTAAAAACTTAATTACATCTTTTATATTGGAAACGATATAGAACACTTTGGTTAACAACCTAAAGCATTGTAAAAACATTAAGTATTTGGATAATCCGCATCATATTCCTAAGGGTATTAACGTGACTGCCTATGGAAAGTGTTCAACGACTTGATTGTAAAAATAAAATTGAATTTAAAAAAATTATAAAAATTATAAATAATATGGATAGAGGCGAAATATATTTAATTACAAATAAAATTAATAATAAAAGATATGTAGGACAAACTGTTTCAATATTATCAAGTGGACGTAAATATGGATCATATAATAGATTAAATAAACATTTTAGTGATGCTAAAAATAATGTTGATGATTGCAAAGTTTTTTGCAATGCTATTAGAAAATATGGTAAAAGTAATTTTAAGATTGAAATACTTATGTATTGTAATAAAGATATGTTAGATTTTTATGAAACAGAATTTATAAAATTTTATAATACTATTTCTCCGCATGGTTATAATATTGAATCTGGTGGTTCTGCTAATAAAATATTACATGAAGATACTAAAATTAAATTAAGTAAAAAACTCAGATTTTTAAATGTTTGTGATGGTGATAGAAATAATATTTTGAAAGCAATGCATGACTTAAATATAACTGAAATACCATATGGTATTAATTATACTCATCACATAAAAAATAAATATGAAGGTTTTACAGTTAAAAAAAACAATGGTAAATTAAAATCTATAATTTCTAATGGTAAAACTTTGACTGAAAAATTAAGTTTATCAATTAAATATTTAAATTTTATTAAAGATAATAACGTTTTGTGTATAAATATAATGGATAAACAATTTATAGAAGATTCAAAAATTATAATTAGAAATAAAAAACTTCCAGAATATGCAAAAATGATAATAAAAAAAACTGGTTTTGATATAAATTTATTACCATCTATAGTTAGATATAAAACAAAAGAATCTATATTTTATCTTAATATTGATAAGAAAATAATATACTTTTCAAAAGACGATACAACAAAATCATTACAAGATATAATAGAATATTTACAATCTCAACGGGGATCGGTCTTAGAGTAGTCACGTACTCAATGATAGGCTTAAGGTATAGTCTACTCCTTATACGCAAGTATAAGGTATATGGCTTCATGAGGGTTCATTATTCGAGCTCAAGTATTATACAAAATAATGCTAGTCCTTATATAAGGGCGACATATTCAAATTGCGGGAATATCTTGTTAATATCTTTGATACTAAACTAATAAAGAAATTTATTAGAAATATATAGTTAACTACTGTATTAAGTAAAAAATCAAAGAAGTAGAGATAATTCGCATCCAAGTTTCTTATCCAGAAATGGAAAGAAAAAGGTTCAACGACTAAATGGATATGGGTCTGTTTTCAGACTTAAGATATAGTCTACTCCTATCTGAAAAGATAATTACAATGATATTACAAATAAATATGTAATTGAGTAAGGTATTAAGGTCAATGATGGCACAGGAAGTTGTAATACGACCTGGTAAAACTTTAAGATTTAATTTAAGTATAAATAAATCATTCAAATGGGGTGATAAAAGGAAACTTTAAAAGAGTTTATCCTAGTCTCTTTATGAGGCGAAACATCTGGTTGCGGGGACTTCCTTATTATATTAACTACCACCTTTATAGTGAAAACTATAAAGGGAACACGATTAAAAATCGTACCCAACGGTAAAAATGTTAATATTTGGTTAATCCGCAGGCGACTTTCTAATCTTAAATGAAAGCGTTTCAACGACTGCAAAGATGTTGGTTTAATATAGTTATATATTAGGCTTAAGGTACAGTCTACTCCTTTTATGAAAATTTAAGGTATAAAGGCAATGCTGATGAAAAATAGTAAAGATTTTAAAGTATAAAGAAAAAATTCCTGTTATTGAATATAAAATAATTTAATATTTACTAAGTCAGCAACAGGTGACTGCTCATTTATTGAGATAAACAGTGAATCACCTAGTCCATTAAAAAATATGGGCGAAACACCTTATAACGACGGGAAACTCCTTATGTCTTAACTACTACTTGCGTATAAGAAATTATATGTAATATCCAGGATAATGACCTCGGACATAGTAATAACGTTAAGAATTGGACAATCCGCGGGTAAAGTATCTAAATCCTTTATTGATTAGGAAATGATACTCCTTCAACGACCGAACGGGTGTTGGTAGATAAATGATAGTTTAATCAACTTGAATCTGCTTAAGATACAGTCTAGCCTTTTTTGTAAGAAAAAGACTCCTGCGTTCGATGGAGATGAAATTAAATATAGTTTCAAACAGGTAGCTTAAAAAGTGCTTCTACCTAGTCACATAATAGTGGCGAGATATCTCAATTGCGGGAAACCCTTT